AATGTTGCAACGAATGCACTTATAAATGGAGTGGTTTCTTTTGTAGGTAAGGATGCAATATCAGGAACTGCAACTGCAGGTGGTGGTTACAATGCAGCACCAACAAACGTTGTAATGAATACCATCGATCACATTGCTAAAATCTTAGAAGGTGATGGGTCAAATGCCGCAGCAAGTGCAACAGCAATTACAATGCAAATTGCAAACAACTTGAGGGGTAGAAATCTGGTTGGAACACTTGGTGCTGCAAGCATTGGGCAAGGTAAGTTCGCACCAACTGGAACACTTCAGAAATACTTTGCAACAAAAACGTTGATGGACAAGTATCTCAATCAAACACAAACTGCGTTATCAGTTATCCTGCAAGTAGGAACAACTGAAGCGTATGTGTTTGAGTTTCCTGCAATCAAGTTTACAAGTGGTCAACGTGTTGCAGGTGGAGAAAACACCGACATCATTGCAGATTTGGGTTGGATTGCTTACAAACATGCAACAGAAGCAATCACAATGAGAGTTGTAAAGTTCGCTGATATAACACCGTAAGGAGCATCGAAAATGTCAGACGCTGATAGAGTTAATTTATCGTTCGTGGAAGAGGTGACGTTCGGAGTCACACCATCTGCTAACATGATTCGACTTCGTTTCACAAACGAAAGTCTGAACATGGAAACAGATACAGTGCAGAGCGCAGAGATTACATCTGATCGACAGGTGAAAGATTTAATCCGAACAAATGTTCGTGGTGTCGGTGATATAAACGTCGAAATGAGTTACGACGTTCTAGACGCTTTCCTCAAAGCTGCGTTGTTTAGCACAAACTGGACTTCGCAAGTAGACATCACAACAACTGTAACGCCAACAGTTTCTGGAAATAAGTTTGTAGGTTCTGGAACACCGTGGGGAACATTCTCAGCTGGACAATGGATTTCGGTTTCTGGTTGTGTCCAAGCTGCAAACAATGGTGTTTTCAAGATTGAAAGTATATCTGGCACAGACCTTGTTGTGTCTGGTGGTATACTTGCAGCAGAATCTACATTGTCTGTAAAGTTCCAAATGGGTTCGCAGATTACTAACGGAACAACGTTGGACACTTTCACACTTGAGAGACACTACGCAGATTTGACAAATGAATATGAAGTGTTTATCGGAATGGCAATTGACCAACTTTCGATGAACATTGCAGTCAATGCAATCATCACTGCAGTTTGTTCTATGGTAGGTAAAAGTTCATCGTCTGCAAGTTCATCGGCAGGAAATGGAAGCTACACTGCAGCACCTACCAACGATGTTATGAACACGATTGACCATGTTGCGAAATTCATAGAGGGTGATGGATCAAATGTTGCAGCAGACATAACTTCGTTTACAATGCAGGTTGCAAATAACCTACGAACTAGATTAGTTGTAGGTACACTCGGTGCAGCAAGCATTGGTGCTGGCAAGTTCTCGCCGACAGGAACGTTGCAAAAGTATTTTGAGACAGCAACGTTGATGGACAAATATCTGAATCAAACTGCAACAGGGTTAGCAGTTGTCTTGACAGTAGGGACATCTGAAGCTTATGTGTTTGAATTTCCATCTGTGAAGTTTAGTAGTGGTCAACGTGTTGCAGGTGGTGAAAACACCGACATCATTGCAGACCTTGCATGGACAGCGTATAAACATGCATCGGAAGCGATTACAATGCGAGTTGCAAAATGGTCTGACATTACACCGTAGTAGTGTTAGCATTCTTTTTCATTCTATTTTGGAGATAGAACAATGAAGGGCTTCAAGATTTCGAGTCTGATGACTGACGCAGAAAAAGTGCTAGACGGCACTTGGATCGATTTTGGGGCTGGGTCACGAATCAAAATTGCAAAGGTAGGGAACGATCAGTATAACAGGATGATGCGAAAACTTGGCAAGCCTGTTATCAGAGAGTCACGACTGAGTTCAACGGAAGAGGAATCGCTTCGGCCTGTGTTTATCAAGGTTGTTGCTCGAACAATTTTGCTTGGTTGGGAGAAGTTTATTACCGACGATGAGGAAGAAATTCAGTACTCAATTCAGAAAGCTGAAGAGTTACTGGAAACAGTTCCAGAGTTTTACGAAGAGGTCATGGCAGCGGCAGCAGACATTAACAACTTCAGACCAGATGCGGAGGAAGACGAAGCGGGAAACTGACGAAGTGTTTGGAGTGGCAGTTGCGTTATGGGTCACACGTTGAACAGCTGCTGCAAGCACAAGAGGCAGGAAACGAAGTTCAAGCATTAAAAGATAGACCATACCTGTACGATGATTTGCTATGGGTTTATACATCTTTTTTCATGCTTAACAGACCACAAGGAATGTCTGCACCTTCAGGTATACCAACTTCGGAGATACTTGCATACCTTGATTTGCACGGAGTCGATGACATAGCAGAGCGAACAGAGTTCTTTCGATTTATAAAAGTTCTAGACAGGACTTGGCTGAAATATCAAGCGTCACAAACGAAGTCAAAGACAAAATAAATGCCTACACTTCCCATTGCAATTGATGCTAGAAAAGCTGTAGCTGGCTTTGCAGAGTTAGAAAAATCTTCTGGCAAAGCAAGAAATAGCATGGGTCAATTTGTCAAGGGTGCAACTAAGGTAGAAACTGCATCCGAGAAAATGGGCAAGTCTGCAAAGACTGCTGGTGCATTGATCGGTAAAATGTTTATCGGTTTTTCTGCTGTCGCTGCAATTCGAACTGCTACCAAAACAATTGTCGAGTTTGATTTTGCAATCGCTGGTATCAAAGCGGTCACTCAAGCAAGTGATGGTGCTATGGCAGCGATGTCAAAAACTGCAAGAGAATTAGGTGCAACAACTCAATTCTCTGGAAAGCAAGCTGCTGAAGGTATGCGGTTCCTTGCAATGGCAGGATTTGAGACTGATGAGATACTTGCTGCAATACCTGCAACATTAAACCTTGCACTTGCTGGAACATTAGACCTAGGTGAAGCGGCAGACATTGCATCGAATATCATTTCGCAGTTTAATTTAGCTGCAACTGATATGGAGCGTATCGTTGACACGTTAGCAAACACTGCATCGTCGTCTAACACAAGCATTCGACAACTTGCTGAAGGTATGAAGTTTGCTGGTCCGATTGCAGGTACACTTGGTCAATCTATTGAAGGAACTGCTGCAGCTATGGGAGTTCTAGGTGACAGTGGTATTCAAGCATCCTTAGCAGGCACAGGGTTACGACTTGTGTTTTCATCATTGCTGCAGCCTACTTCTGAAGCTGAGAAGGTGCTGAAAAAAGCAGGGTTATCGCTAGAGGAATTAAGCCCAGCTACTAACACTTTATCAGAGATTTTTCAGAGGTTGCAAAAGTCTACTCTTAGTGTGACAGATACGTTGACCATATTTGGCCGTCGTGGTTTTGGCGTTGCGGAGATAATGAAATTAAATGCAGATAGAATGGAAGAGTTGACAGAAGCAAACATCGCAGCGAAAGGCAGAGCACAAGAAATGGCCGATGTATTTGCAAACAGTTTGCAAGGTCGTTTCTTGTCTCTGAAATCTATTGTTGAAGAGTTGACATTGCAAATCGGTGAAGAGGGTTTTGCTGGTGCGTTGCGTAACTCTGTTAATGCAATGACAAACACGTTGCGAGTCTTGGCAGGTATGGAAGATCAGGTTGAAGGTAATCTTGATACCTTCAGATTTTTTGCATCAGTTATAGAGCGAACTGTGCAAGTGCTTGGTGCATTGGTAGCATTGGGAATCGCAGGTTTCTTTCTCAGGGCAGCGTCTGCAGCACTTTTGTTTGCAAAAGCGATGACAGTTGTGAAAGCTAAAGCGGTTGCATTGAAGGCAACGTTAACGCTTGGATTGTCTCTTATACTCGATAAAATTATCGATGCGTTTTTAACTGCCGGAGAAGAAGCAGGAAATGCAGCAAAAGAGTTTCAGAATGTTGGTAGATATGCAGATGTTGCAGCGAAGGGTTTAGTAGAGTACAATCGTGCAGTTAAGGAAAGTAATTTAGAGAAGCAATCAAGTCTGCTTAAAGGTAAGAGAGCTGAATTTCGTCAGTTGGGTTTGTTTTTTCTCAAGCGTGTTGCTCAAGAGGAAGAGGCTGCAAAGAAAATAAATGAAATACGAGAATCAGAACCACCATCGAAACTATCTAGGCAATTAGGCAGTCTTCCAGGCACAGGTGGCGATCTATTTAGAATAGGAAGACTTAAATTCGAAGAGGCTGATCTTAGGACTAGTGGTGCGAAAGCTGGTGCAGTTCTAGGTACAGCATTAGTTGAGAGTTTACGAGATGAAATGGGAAACATTAGTATAACAGATATAATTGCACTTATCGCAGCTGAAGTTACAAAGTTAGACGATCAATTAAAAGTTTTAGACGTTAAGATAGCAGCAAAACGAAAAGCTGCTGCGGACAAAGTTACTAAGGAATTGTTTTCAGCAAAAGAGATTACTGACGCAGATAAGCACTTTAAGGATACGAAAGCGTCACTACTAGAAGAAATCAAATTAATTGACTTAGATAGTGATGCACGCAAGCGTCTAGCGTTTGTAGAGAAGATTTCTGACGACCTTAAGAAATTGTATCCAGAAGCAGAAGAGGCAGCTGACAGACAAGCTAAACTGCAAAATATGGTGGCGTTGTACAACTCGTTTCAGGTACTTAATGCTGAAAAGGAAGAGAGTAATCGTTTAAGTGGTATATCAAAAGAACTCAATGCAGACTTTGAGGATAATCTTGATCTGTTAGATCAAGAGGTTGAGCTACTTAAGTTGGACACAGACCAACGAGAAATACGTAGGGCAGTAATTGAACAATCAAATGCGTTTGAGGCAGAAGGTTTGCAATTATCTAAGGGTTCAATAGTAGTCTTGACAGAAAAACTGCAGGCATTGCAGAGAATTAAGCAGCAGCAAAAACTGTTAGCAGAGCAAGAGAAACAACTATCTGCATTTGCTGATGGTGTTGGAGAGGCATTTGTAAATTCGTTTGAGGACGCAATTTTTGAGGGTGCTAAACTTTCAGATGTGCTGAACAATCTTGCAAAGGATGTGTTGAAACTGACGATACGTATGTTTGTTCTGCAAACAATCTCCGGTGCAATCTCTGGTGGTGTGTCTGCATTGTTCGGTGCATTTAATCCTGCAACGGCTGCAAGTGCAAGTGCAGGTTCTTCCATGTATGGCCCGCCGGTTCCAACAGGATTTATGCCGCAGGCAAAAGGTGGTGTTATAGTTGGAGAGCAAGGTCCAGAGGTAGTATTTCCGTTGGATAGAACTGCATCAGGTGATCTTGGTATTGCAATGCCTTCAGGTGGTGGTGGAGGAAACGTAACTGTCACTGTGATAAATAATTCTGGAAAGGAAGCAACAGTTGAAGATGATGAGGGCTTCGATGGCAGGGCCATAACTGTGTTGATAGGCGACGCAGTTGCAGAAGACATAAGCAAAAATGGTAAAGTAGGTCAAACAATC